CCCGGACATCAACAAGCCTGTTTTCAAACCCGGCGAGGACTTGCCGGCGCAGCAGCCGGTCGAGGTGTTCCCGCAGCCGCCGGTGCTGCCTGACGGCTCTGTGCCGCCGCTGCCGCCGGTCGCTTTCGGCAACCCGTACCGGAATGCGTATCGCCTGATCTCAAACCTGGGCCCCGGCCTTCAGGGCCGCAGCTACCGGCTGCTGCCGAGCAACTACCAGGGCTTCAACGGCATGGAAAACGCGGCCGACCTATTCCGCCGGTTGGCTGAAGAAACCAACTACCCGATGGTGCCGTAAGGGAGAAATCGCATGGCCTTTGGGTTTCTTGAAGACCTTTTCGGCGGCGGCGACGACGCGACCGAGAAGTTGATCGAAGAGGATCGCCGTCTGGAACAGGAGCGCCAGGCGAAGCTCCAGGAGGGCATGCGCCTGATCGACGCGCTGTTCGCCGACTACTACGGCCTGTCGGAGAACCCGGAGTACCTGTCCTGGATGCCGCCTGAGCCGCCCCCGCCTGGGGCCCCGGTACAGATCGGCGATCAGCTTTACGATCTCGCGCCCAATTCCACGGTGCCAACGGTCGAGTCTTTCGGCACCACGCTCGACCCGACCGAGCTGGCCTGGCTGTTGAACAACGGCTTCACGCCAGGAAACCTGGGCATGCAAGTGATGTCGCCCGACAACATGCCGCACATCTGGACCGACGAGCTGGGCAACACCTACAGCATCGTGCCTGGCGAGGAGGCCACGGTGCGATCGGTTACGGACGAGTTCACCAACGGCATTCCGGTGGATTCTGATGTTCTAAACGCGCTGCTGCCGTTCAGTGATCAGTACCAGCGCAACGTGGTCACACCCAACACGACGCCGTTCGAAGTGCCTGAGAACCCTTACGAGCGGTTCGTGGAGGACGAGAACAAGAAGTCGTTGTGGGACCAGGCGTATGAGAACCAGGTCAACGCCCTGATCCCCGGTGCCAAGCAGCAGATTCAGGACGCGCAGAACGAACTCAACTTCGCCCTGGCGCGGGCGGGCATGACCGACAGCACGCTGCGCAACAAGCGGTATGCGCGCCTGGCACAAGACCAGGAGCAGATGTTCGCGCAGGGCCTGAACATCGCGGAGCGCCAGCGTGATGCCGTCCGTCAACAGGTCGAGGACGAGAAGCAGGCCATGATCCAGCTCCTCAACGCGACTGCTGACCCGGCAATGGTGGCGAATGCCGCCAACAGCGCTGTGGGCGCGCTCTCCAGCACGCCGGCGACGACGAAGCTGGAACCGGCCTTCCAGAACACGCTTTCCGGCCTGGCGTTTGCCAACCAGCCGCGTTATTCGTTCAACCCCAATACCGGCCAGATCGACAGGACCGGCTCAATTTTCGGGTGATCTGACATGCCTGTACCTATTTGGCTTGCAGTAGCCGCCCTGGCCGCCGGCACGGCGCTTCAGATGTCCGGGCAGCGCAAACAGCGCGAGGCCCAGATCGACCAGGCGAAATACTTCCGTGACCGCCAGCGCATGCTGGACGACCAGGCGTTCGAAAACTTCCAGGAGGCCCTGGACACCGGCGATTACGAGCGCGCCCAGGAGGTCATCGCCGATGCGGCGCAACGACGAATATCGGAGCAGCGAGACATCGTCTCCGAGCAGAACAGTCTGGAAGCGCCAGATTTCGGCGATTACGACTCCAGTGAGGTTCTGGCCAAGGACTTCGCGCAGCAGATAGCCGATCGCGTGAAACGAACGCGGGAGGGCCTTGATGCCCAGGCGCGTGCGGACGCTTTCACCGACAGGGCCCAGGACCGCGTCTATGAGATGCGCAATTTCGGCAACGTCCAGAACCTGATCAACAACGCGAGCCGCGGGAACCAGAACGTGTTCTCGCAGGGCACGCAACTGGCGCGTTCGATTGGCACCGACCAGCAGAACATAGGCAACTTCCTGGCCAGCCTGGGCATGATGGGCATTGGCGGGAATATCGGCGCTGGCAGCGCTGCCGGCGCTAGTGCGGCCAATAACCCGGCTATGACGGCGGCCCTGATGGGCACCGAGGCGTCTTACGCGCCCCTGATGGACGATTGGGTGAAGGCACTCGGCGGGCGCGCGGTTGGAGGGTTCAACTGATGGCTGCATACGGCAGTACGAGCGGTTGGGGCCAGATGGGCGAGCTTGTCGGTGCCATGATGGGCGGCGGCAACAACAACAGCCTGAGCAACGCTGTTGACCAGGCCAGGGGATACGCGGCCGGCCAGCTCGCGCTGAAGCGCCGGCTGGAAGCCGCGGAGGTGCGCAAGCGCATGGAGGCGCGCCAGCGTGGCGCTGATCTGCTTTACCAGATGGGCCTCAATGGCCCTGACCAGAAGCTCATGGCCGAGTTCGGCGCGAGCGGTTACGGCGGCGGCGTGGACCCGAAATTCGCCCGCTGGGGCCATACCGCGGTCCCTGGCCGTGACGAGAACACCGCGCTGGCGTTTCACCTGACCGGCGGCGGGACGCCGGTTTCGCCGTTGCAGAGCCTGACAGTCGATGCCCAGCAGCAGGCCAGGCGCGAGCAATTTGAGAACGAGATCGCCAAGGTGACTGCGCGCGTAACCGCCGGGGCAAAGGCGGGCACGCCAAAGAAGCCGACGCCGCAGAACATCCCGCCTGGCAACGTGAACACGTACAAGAAGCTCGCGTTTGAGCGCCTGGGCCTGAATAAAGGGCTTGAGGCCCTGAACATCCGCGAAATGGACTTCGAAAAGCTGGCCTCCACGAACCCCGACATCGCGCTTGGCCTGGAGGCGATCGTTGACCGGATGAGCGAGCTGTCGCAGGCCGGCCTGAAATCAGACGCCGCGTTCCGGCAGGCGATGTCCGAGTTTGAGGCGGCGGCCCAGGTCAAGGAAGTCGAGACGGGCGAGGAGAGCGCCTGGAACCCCATGTCCCCCTTCGACACCTGGGGTGAAACGAGGCCCACCTACGCAAAGAGGCTGGATATCTCCAAGTTCAACATCGGCAACCCTGACGCACCTGTTTCCCCAGGTGGTGCCGGCGGTGCCAGTGGTGCCGGCGGCGATGTGCAGCTCTGGGATGCCATGTTTGGCACACAGGGCGGCCCGGTGCCGGCCGTGGACGAGCCGCAGCCGCTGAACTACGGCATGGGCGTCAATATGTCGGGTAGGGGCACGCCGCCACCAATGCCCAGCGCTGGGCCGCTGCCGGACGCCTACGGGCTGCCCGCGCCGTCGATGCCTGGGGGCGCGCCAGCGCCTGCTGCTTCGCAGGCTGGCTTCACGGTAGACCAGGCCAAGGCGGCTGCCCTGAACCTGTTGCGCAGGAATCGCATCGGCGAGGCCGAGGAGATCGCGCAGGAGTGGGGATTCAGCCTGAATGACCTCGCCCCATGAGCGATCGCGTAAACGCACTCATCGCTGAAGGGCTCTCCCTGGGGGCCCCGCAGGCGGATCAGTCCAGCCCTGGCGGGCCGTCATCGGTCGATAGCCTGATCGCCGAGGGCCTGTCGCTGGGCGATGTGCAAGGGAACGAAATCGACTTCCTGGACGCGGCCGGCCTGATCGCGCCGTTTGAGCCCGCGCCCTTTCGCGACATCGACCCGCGCTGGAACGCCCCCGGCGGTCCCGGCCTGGTATCCGAGCCGAACCCATACAACCCGGATGTCCAGGCCAGCTACGCCGGCCCGCCGGTGCCGTCGCCGGAACAGAACTACCTGGTGCACCACCAGCGCGAGCTGGCCGCCGGCGGCGTGCGCAACCCGGACGGCAGCATCAGCACCGTGCGCGGCATGACGGTTGGGGCCGATGGCCGTCACTATCTGATCCCGACGGTGTGGGACAACCAGATTCTCAGCGAAGACGAAGCCTGGCGGCGGGCCAACCAGGTTGGCCTGGAGAACTTCCCGAGCGGTGCCACAGCACAGGATGTCATGGCAACTGAGCGGCGCTTGAAGGAATCCATCAACGCCCAGGCCGGTGGCGGGAACATGCCGCTGGGCTCCATCGTCCAGCCCCAACAACCGCCTGGGCTCCTGGAGCGCCTGGACAGCCTGCTGCCGCGGGCGGACTTCTCGGCCCAGGGCAGAAGCACCAGGCCGGTCCAGGCCCTGACGCCTGGCGAGGACATCACGGGGTACGACGCGCTGTGGGACCGCGGCACGCTCAACGCCCAGCGGCTGTGGGCCCAGGGCTACGTCATGCGCGCCGGGCAGAGGCTGGAAGACCTGGTGAAGCGCCAGGCTGGTGAGCTGCTGCCACCCAGGCCGCGCGGGCCGAATGCGCCGATCGCGCAGCCGAAGCCAATGGAGCCCCTGCCACCGGAGGAGGCTTACGCGCGGGCCGAGCAGAATGTCCAGGAGCTGGAAAGGGCCGTCGTGCGCCTGTTCGATCTGAACAAGCGCGCCAGGGAATTCGGCGTTGATCCGGTGCTGGAGAAGTATTACCGGGACACCAAGGACGCGAGCCTGCTGGAGTCCCTGGCCTACATCGTGAAGAACCCCGAGGTTGGCCTGCGCGGCTTCATTGAGTCGCTGCCGATCACCGCCCCCGGCCTGATGGCCGGCCTCGCCGGCGGCCCCGTTGGCCTGTTTTTCGGTCCAGCGCTGACCGGCGTCATGGCGGCCGGTGCCGAGATCGGTGTTGGCATGGACGAGGCCATGAAGGAGCAGGGCCTGGACCCGGCCAGGATGACCGAGGAGCAACAGCGCGAGTGGCTGTCGCAGCCGCAGAACATCACGCGCGCGCTGGAAATCGGCCGTGCACGCGCCGAGATTATCGGCAGCGCCGAGGCGGTTGGCCTGGGCCTGGCGAAATTCCTGGGCCCGACCTGGAAAAACTTGGCGATCCAGGGCGTGGCGCAGCCGGTCCTGGAGGGCGGCGGCGAGGCTGTTGCCGGCCTGGCTACGACGGGAGAGTTCGACCCGGCCGAGGTTGCGATGGAGGCCGTTGCGGGCAGCATGTCCGCGCCTGTCGAGGTCGCCACCGGCGCGGCGGAAGTCGTCCTCAATCCCGAGCGCCAGGCCGACGCCTTCCTGCGCGACCTGAGCAGCGGAAAGATCGAAGTCACGGGCAACGAGCGGGACATCTTCTCTCGCGCCGAGACGCTACAGCTCGACCTGGTGCGCAGCATGGAGTCGGAAGCCGACGCCGAGCGCGTGCAGCGCAAGGTGCAGGAGCTGGAGCTGGTGAAGCAGGGCGTCAACACCCTGTCGAACCTTGAAACAGAGCCCGAGCCCACGTTTGAAGCGGAGAAAACCCGTGAAGGTAGTTACGAACCAACAGCTCCAAGCCAACCTCAAGCAGCGACTGTTACGCCTTTCCCAACGCAGGCAGGAACAGAAGTACCTCCCGTATCAGTTGTTCCTGGAACGTCTGATGGAGGGCGCGTTGAAGGCGGCTTCACAAGTGGACAGCAAGAACCAATCACAGCGTCAGTCGAGCCCGCCGGCAACGTAATCCCCGGCGAGGATCAAGCCTGGCGGCGACAGGCTGGCAAATCCTCCGGCGAGATAGCCGACGAGGCCGTGCGCCGTTTCTGGCAGCCGGCCCTGGACAGGCGGCCACAGGACGAAGACGAGGAAGGCATCTACACGTTTGGCGTTGACCCGTACACGGGCGAGCGCCGCGAAGACACTGTCGGCCGCGTGATCGGTTCCGACGACCAGGGCAACCTGTGGCTCCAGGCACCTGACGGCCGGGTGAGAAAGCTGATGGCCAGCTACGTGGCCAGCCCGCAGGCCGTCCCCGAGCAGAATGTCCCGCGCCAGGAATTCGAACGTCAGGCCGACGAAACCACGTTCACGGCCAAAACGCTGGACGGCGCGACCATTGGCGTGAATTCGATCATTGCGCTGGTTTCGGAGCATAAGAGGGGCATCGCTATCCCCGCGCGTGTGATCGAAGCAAATGACCAGCGCCTGGTTATCGAACAACCATCCGGCGAGAGGCAGACCATCAAGCGCAACCAGATGCGCAACTGGCGGCCGTACACGGGCAAGATTCCGCGGGCGATGCTGAACCGCATCGTCAAGGGTGAGTCGGTCAAGAAAGACTCGACCAAGGATTGGGCCGAGAAACGGCGCAGGGTCAACGAGCAGGCGGCCCGCGAGAAAGCCGAAAGGGCCAAGCGGCGCGAGTCCTGGGCCCCGGTTCGCTTACTGGAAGACAATCTTCGCGAGGCCAGCAAGAAAGACCTGGAAACCAAGAGCGCCGTGCAGTTGAAGGCAATGGCGACCGAGCGTGGCCTGCCGGTCACGGGCTCAAAGCAGGCGCTGATGGACAGGATCACGGCGTACCGTGAGATTGTCATGCTGCTGGCCTACAACCTCCCCGGATCGACAGGACTGAAGTCCCGCGTCTGGGACGCCGAGCCTGGTGACGCCTTCTTAAAGCGCCTGGCCGACCTTTTGCCGGTGGCCTTTGGCAAGAAGAAGGGCGGCCAAAGCGCACTGATCAACACGGACTATTGGGAACGAACCCTCGCCGGGGCCCTGGATGACGCGCAGGAAGTCGCCAAGGTGCTGGAGGCGAGGAGCAAGAAGGCCAAGGCCAAGAAGTCCCAGCCAAAGACCGAGCCCCCGAAGACCGAGCCGCCAAAGACCGCCGGCCAGGAGCCCGCGCAGCCTGCGCCGAAACCGGCTCCGAAGCCAACGAAGCCGGCCGAGGTCAAGCGCATCTTCGCGGACAGGATCGAACTCGACGTTGTCTACGAGCTGCGCAGCCTGGACGACATCACAACGTCGGACCAGGAGGGCTACCCGCCGGAACTGCAACCACGCGATCGCTCCAGGATCGCGAGCCAGGACCAGATACGCGACATCGCCAAGAACCTTCGTCCCGCGCAGTTGATGGAGAGCGCGACCGCCGATACTGGCGCGCCAATCATTGGCCCTGACGGCAACGTGGAGTCTGGCAACGGGCGCATCATGGCGTTGCGGGTGGCCGCACAGGAAAACCCGGCGAAGTACGCCGAGTACATCCAGGCGCTCCAGGACGCCGGCTACGACACGGCCGCGGTGGAGAACCCGGTGCTGGTGCGCCGGCGTGTCACCGACATGAGCCAGCAGGAGCGCGAGGCGTTCGTGTCTGCGGCCAACACCAGCCAGGTGGCGGCGATGTCCTCCACCGAGCAGGCGAAGCAGGACGCCAAGATCGTCCGCGACATCATCGGCGGGTTCGACCCGGACAGCGACCTGGACTCGGCCAACAATCTCAAGTTCCGGTCTGCCTTCGTTGGCAAGCTGCCAACGAACGAGCGCGGCGGCCTGATCGACAGCAATGGCCGCCTGTCGCAGCAGGGCCTGACCAGGCTGCGCAATGCCATGCTGGCAGCCGCCTACGACGACACCGACGCCATTGCGCAACTGACCGAAGACCTGGACGACACGATCCGCAGTGTCACCAGCGCAATGGCGCGCGTTGCCGGCGACATCATCGTGCTGAAGCAGGCGGTCACGGACGGAAAACTCGGGCCCGAGTTCGACATCAACCGCGTCATCACGGACGCAGCCCAGAAGCTGCGCCAGATTCGCGCCGACCGCAACCAGAACGTCGAGAGCTATCTCGGTCAGCAGAGCATGTTTGACGAGGGCGACCCGCGCATCGCTCTGCTGCTGAGGGCCTTCTACAACGACGACCTGACGCGCGCTCTCGGCGCGGACAAGGTGGCGGCTTTCCTGCGCACCTACCACGACGAGGCGATGAATCTGACCAAGGCCGCTGGCGATTTCTTTAGCCAGGGCAACAGCAGCGCCGACATCCTGGCGATTGCCCTGGCGGCCAGAAACCAGGACGTACCGAAACAGCAGGGCATGTTCGACCTGGACGAGACAACCATCGTCGGACACACCGCGCGCCTGTACGACGAAGTCGGCATGAGCCGCATCGGCTTGGCGCTGTCAGAAGTGAACTTCTCCCAGCGGCCGTCCTACCACCAGATGGCCTGGCAGATGGCCGGCCTGGACCCGGCCAAGGTCGCCAACATGCCGGCGGACAAGAAGATCGCCGCGCTGGCCAAGGTCATGCGCGAGATATTCGGGTTCCGGGTGGTCGTGGACCCACGGATCAAGTACGCGCACGCGATCCACCAGATGCTGGACGCCGTTTCCAACCTGATCCACATGAGCAGCGAATTGCAGCTCCCGGTCAGGGCCATGTCGCTCAACGGCACGCTGACGCTGCGCCTGATCAGCCGCAAGCAGATGCGCAGCGCGCTTGGCATGTACGACCCTGTCACCAAGTCTCTGTATCTGCCGGATCGGTCCAACTCGTTCTCCCACGAGTGGATGCACGGCCTGGACAACTACCTGGTGGCCCTGTTCTCGCAGCACGCCAACAAGCCTGGCGCGGAAAACGCGCTGTGGACGAGCGTCATCCAGGAGCTGGGCGAGGACGTACCGAGTCGGACCCTCCAGGGCGCATTCCTGCGGCTGGTCAACACGCTGACATTCGGTGCCGGTGAGCCCGTCATGCGCCTGATGACCTTGCTGGAAGTCCTGGCGCACAAGCAGAACCTGACCCCGACCGATCGGCGCAACCTGAAGACCCAGATAGAGGCGCTGAACAGGGTGATGAGTACCGGCAAGATTGCCGGCAAGGGCCAGCGCGACCTTCGCGCGCACATGGGCGAGTGGGTGAAGCGGATCGAAGCGCTGGCGAATGCCGGCCAGTTGAACCCACGCCTGGTGTCCTACTACATATCCCCCTGGGAAATGCTGGCGCGTTCGTTCGAAGCGTACATGGCGCACCGGCTGTCGCGCACGACACGCGACACGGCGTTTGTGACCAAGCCCGACCTGTTCTACCAGGCCCAGAGCCTGGAGTGGGTGAACGCGATCTATCCCCAGGACGAGCAGCGCCGGGAGATTTTCCGGCTGTACGACGAGCTGTTCGACCACCTCCGGGCGGTCCAGGTGTTCCAGGGCGATTTGCCGGATACGGCCACGCAGCGCGCCAACCGGCCCGCCTATACCCCGGACGGCCAGCCTGTCATCTATGGGCCCAACGCGCCCGAGAGCAGGATTGCCCTGGAGCTTCAGACCGGCGGATCGAACGGTGGCTACAAGCCGCCGTCATGGGCCGGCGAGGCGCTGGGCCCGATGGACGATTGGCTGGGGTTCGCAGGCGGCTTTATTGGCGGCACCTGGAACACCTTCCGTCACCCCATCAAGACGATATCGGAGGCGCTGGAGAAGGCGAATCGGGGCCGCCAGGCGTGGCTCTCCGCGATGGTCACGCGCATGAAGGCGGTCGAGCGTCGGTCGCCGAACAACCCCTACGTCCGTGAATGGGTGCGCGCCGTCACCTACGAGATCGGCAGCGGGAAATTCCAGCCGCAGGCTTTTGAGGAGGCGGTTGTCTCCCGCGTGCAGAGTCGCGCATCGCAGATGCAGAACCTGTTGAAGCGCTTCGGCCTGGAGGGCATTGAGCGCAAGGGCAAGGCCGCGCAGGAGGCCCAGGAAATCCTCTACTTCGTCATGCTGGGCATGGACGCGAAGGCCAAGGCCGCCAATGGCGGCCGGCCAGTGCCACGGCGGTATTACGAGGCCGCCGCGGCCTTCCGGCGCATGCTGGACGACGAGTGGTATCAGAACGACAAGGTCGGCATGGATGTGGGCTACACGAAGGAAGCCTACCTGATGCGCGTCCTGAACTTCGATGCCGTCCAGGAGGACACCGAGGGATTCTTGCGCCAGGCCAGGAAGCTCTACGATGTCGCATTCCGCGAAGACATCATGGATGGCGACACGGTTGGCAATTACGAGAGCCTGCTGGAGCTTGCCCAGGAGCTGCTGTCCGATGCCAAGCGCCAGGCGAAGACGCCGGAAGATGCCCGCATCCTGATCGTCGGCGTGGAAACGGCCAAGTCCTGGGTCCAGGCCATTCGGCGTGTCATCAAGACGCGCAAGCAGATTGAGGGATTGAACGAAGCCCTCAAGGAAGTAACCGAGCGCGGCGATGCTGACCAGATCAGGCAGCTCAAAGACGCGATCAAGAAGAAGGCCAAGGAGCTGGCCACCGCCGAGAAGTTCGTCAACGACAACGTGGACGCAATGCGGTCTGCGTCTTCCGGCTACCAGGCATACGCCTGGCTGAGCAAGATCACGCTGAGCGAGTTTGGCGACTTCGACACGGTGGGCCCGCAGACTGCGTACACCAAGAAACGGACGCTGCCGGCCGCGGCTGGCGCGCTGATGAAGGATTTCTACATCAGCAATCCGATCGAACAGATGATGGCCTACTTCCTCCAATCGGCGAGGCGCACGGAGTACGCCAAGCGCTTTGGCCCGGCCGGCGAGAAGCTGAAGCAGCTACGCCAGCGGGCGCTGAATTGGGAGCAGAAGAACCGGCCTGCGAACGATCGCCTGACCAGCCGCGACTACAAAGAGCTGGACGACATGGTGCAGGCGATCACCGGCCGCGTGAAATGGGACAACAATCAGTACATCACATCCACCCTGGCGATGATCCAGGGGCTCGGCACGCTGAGCCTGCTGCCGCGCGCTGTCTGGTCTTCATTCCACGAGCCCATTTCGGCCTTCTCGCGCACCGGCGACATCAATGACCTATGGCGTGGCTTCGCGTACCAGATGCGCGAGGTTCTGCGCGGCTTGAAGGCGTTGCCGAAATCAGAGCGCGCCCAGGAGGCGCGCGACATTGCCGAGTTCATGGGCCTGATCGCACCGGCCATGTGGGACCAGGTGATCCAGGCGCGCGTCAACAGCGACGTATTGCAGAGCCAGAAGTGGCAGCGCCGCATGGGCTCATTCTTCAAGTTCACATGGTTGCACGGCGTGACCAACACCCAGCGCATCGCCATGCTCCCGATCGCGTCCAGGTACATCCTGCGCAACCTGGAGAAAATGGCCGACCCGCGCGTGAGTCGCAAGCGCGGCCAGGTGGCCTTTGGCGAGCTTCAAGACTTGGGCGTGCCGCCGAGTGAAATGGAGAACCTTCTGGAGTTCATGGGCAAGCTCAAGAACGAGCAGATGCGCATGCCCACGGCCGAGGAGCTGGCGACGGACGCCGGCCGCGTCTGGGCGATCGCCACGACCCGCTTCGTCAACCAGGTCATCCAGCTCGGCGAGAAGCAGGACCGGCCGGCGATGGCGGTCAAGTCCCCCTGGGGCTCTATGGTGCTATCCCTGACGCAGTTTATTTGGCGGTTTTGGCGTGCCTTCAACGTGCGTGTGGTGAAGCAGACCATATCCAAGTGGGAGGCCGGCCGGCAGACCGAGGGCTGGATGGCTGGCACGACCGAGGCCGGCAAGCACCTGGCCCTGCTGGGCTTTCTCGGCTATGGCGCGATCTACTACGGGGCGGCCGTCTTCTCGTTCGTGCGCGAAGTCCTGTTCAGCACGGACAAATGGGACGACGACGAGGAGGACAAGGACGACACCTGGCTGGACAACAAGCTGGAGGCGGCCCGGAACTTCAACCCCTGGAAGGGGCCCCTGGCGCTGCTGTTCGTGGAAGACCCAAAGGAGCGCAAGGCGATCCAATTGGTCACTCAGCGGACAGGCATCGCCGGCCCGCTGGAGATCGTCTGGAACGCGGTTACCGGCATCCGCTGGGACCGCGACCTGACCGCGCTCACCGCGGGGCCCTACCTGGGCTACATGCTCCAGCAGGCCATGTACATCCTGAACAGCTTCGTGGGCAACAACAGCCCGAACACCAATACGGCCGAACACCGGGCGCTGTCGGCCACGTACCGTCTGTTCATGCAGCCGATGATCAACCTGGGCCTGGCCGCCGCGCCTGGCGGTTGGCTGATCGACACCGCCAAGGGCGTCCCGGCGCAGTACCTGACCGGCTACGATGTCGGGGAAATGTTCGCCGACTATTTCGTGGGCCCGCGCGGCAGCAAGACCGAGAAGAACTGGCAATTCTCCACCGCCAAGGCCAAACCGGCACCCCTGTGACCCGCTTTGCAGTGTGACCCGCTGGCGTTATACTCCCCGTCTGGGGAGGAACGCCATGACCACATCACGCCAAGAACGACCCTTCGACTTTGACGTTCGCGCCTTCGTGGATGACTTCTACGGCGGCAAGCTGACCAATCTCTGCGACCACATGAATGGCCTGGGCTTCAATTTGCAACGCAACACCGTTGCCAAGTGGGCCTACCGGCGATCAATGGACATGGGCTGGTTCCTGGCCATGCTGATGTCCACTGACCCGCGCCTGGTCGAGCGCTTTTCGCAGTACATCGTGGATCACGATCGCAGCAACCGATACCTGAAGAAGAACACGCCAGGCTACCAAGACTACCTGGCGCGCGAGAGAGCCAAGAAGCGCAGAAGCCGATGATGATACTTACCTGGGAGAACCAATATGCGTGCATCGAAGCACTGGATGAAGAGCGATAACGAGCGTCGTGTTACCTACTACCCGGTCGATGTTTCCTACCGCGTCAGGCACCGGCCCGTGCATGGCGACATCCGCCTGGAGCTGACGCGCACCAGCGCGGATCGTTACAGCACTGTCCTGATGAGCCCGACCGAGGCGATCGACCTTGCCATCAGTCTCATACGCGCCGCCAGCGTCGGCGTGGAAGCATGAGGTGCTGACATGGGCGAATTCAACCGCGACAACAGCGCCACCATTGCCAACCTGGTCGATCAGCTCCGCGACGAGCGTGCCGAAGTCGAGCGCCTGAATGGCGAGTCCAACGCCCTGGCGCTCAGACTGCACATGTGCGGGAATCTGCTGAAACGGGCCGATTCAATTATCCGCGCAGTGAGTGGCTGGCCGGTTGGCCATCCGAACGATGTCACCGAGTGGATGGAGTCCTGGCAGAAACTGGAGCCAGAAATCTACACCAAGTATTACATCGATTACGGGAACCTGTTGGCCCAGAACATCAGGTTGCAGTCCGATGCCAGGCTAGGCGAGCTGCAAGACGAGATCAAACGCCTGGAGGCCAAGAACAAGCGCTTACTGGAGCGAGCCAAGGGATACCTGTTGAACCACTACGGCGAGACGCTTGGCGGCCAACTGTTCCAGGATTGGCTGGAAGAAAGCGAGGGCTGACATGAACCAGATACAGCGTGTTCTCAACTACCGGCGCTTCGAGCGCGAGGCGTTTCGCGCAGAGGTCGAGGCACTGGTCAAGCGTGCCGAGACTGCCGAGGCCGAGGTCGAGCGGCTGCGCGGGTTGCTGGAAGACCCGGACTATGACCCGGAGGATCTTTTGGATGCAGACGACGAGCGGGAGTATTGATGAGCAAAAAGGTAAGACAAGGCCTGGGGCGGCGCAGCGTCAGCTCCGAGCAGCGGCGCAATAACAGATGGGGTACGCGCGGCAGTCTTCTGCCTTGGGAGCGCAGGAACAAGACCAAGGCCCAGCAGAAGAAGAAGCGGAAGTGATGGGCAGATCAGCGAACGACGGCACGCCTCTCTATGCGCAAATCGAATCGCTGGAGCGGCGCAACGCCGAACTTGAGTCCGAGGTCGAGCGGCTCAGCAAGGAACTCGCGTCAGATAAAAAGCGAGTATTCAACGAAGCAGTGAGGCAGTTACGGGCAGACGATGTTGGTGCCTATGTGCGGGCGATCGATGCGTATTACGGCGTCCCGTGTGAGCAAATTCGGCACGCGCAGGAAGTCGAAGGACTGCAAGCCGAGATCGATAGGCTGCGGGAAGGAGAGCGCGCGGCGGACGCCGAGATCGAACGCCTGCGCGCCGAGTCCCGCGACCTGAAGGCGTTCGCTGACAGGGTGATAACGCTGGCCAGGGGCTACAGGCCGGTGGTCGAGGAGGGCGACTGATGGACGCTGACTTCAAGAGAAACGGCCCGTTCAAGCCGCAACCGCCAACGCTGACGGTTGGCGACACGCCAAACGAGTGGACTGTTATTGCGGTGCTGGGTCACGGCAAGGAACACCCAGAATCCGGCAAGGTGTACAACCACGGCTATTGGTGGTACGAGGCCAGATGCTCCTGCGGGCGCAAGGTCGTTCTGCGCCAGACCCAACTTGCCAGCAAAAAGGCGAAGAAGCACTGCAACGAGTGTGAACGCCAGGCGCAGCGCGAGCGCGACACCACGGCGAAGGACAAGCCAACCAACACCATCCCGCCGGAGCTGGACTTCGCCAGGATGAAGCTCCGCGTGGAGGAGGATTCGCCGGCATGATCGTGTGCGGCATCGATCCTGGCGCAACGCCGACGCTTTGCATCCTGGATATCAACGAGCGGCGCGAGATCGTCAATGTGCACTGGCATGACGAGGGGCTTGGCCGCAAGGTACAGAAACCCGCCAATTCCAAGTTCAAGACCGAGCCGCACCTGGCTGTTATCCGCGATGTGTTGATCCGCGAGAACCCCGACTTCGTGGCGATCGAACGGATCACGGCGATGAACGGGTGGGGCGTGGGCACAATGGGCGACTTCATGCGGCACTACGGCAACCTGGTTGGCCTGGCTGCTGGCATCGGCCTGGAGTACGACCTGGTGCTGCCCGCCGCCTGGCAGAAGTGGCACGGCATCCGCCGGCCGAGGAAGGAGGAGCTGGTGCAGCGCGAAGCCGTTGCCCGCAAGGAGCTGCACCGCTCCATCGCGCTTGACCTGGTGCCGTCCGCCCACCGGGAGCTTGCGCGCAAGAAGGATCACAACCGCGCGGACGCCCTGTTGATCGGGGTATGGGGACACAACCGCTACCTGGAGCTTCACCAAAATGACTGATGAAATCAGAGAAGTCGAATATGTCGAGCGAATGGACTTCGCCGATTACGTGCAGGCGGAAGGCATCAACGCAAGCCTGCTGTCGCGCTACTACCTACACACGCCGGCGCATGCCAAGGCGTACATGGACGGCGTGCTGCCGTCTCCCAGCCAGGAGGCGCTGGACTTGGGCAACGCTGTGCACTGGATGGTGCTGGAGCCCTCCGAGGCGATGGGCCGCATCGTGGTCCCGCCGAAGATCGATCGGCGCACGACTGCCGGCAAGGCTGAATACGCGGCTTTCGTGGAGAAGGCCAAGAACCGCCTGGTGCTGTCGAAGGACGCTTTCACGACGGCCGTCAACATGGCCGAGACAGTGAACGGACACGAAATCGTGCGCGAGTACCTGGATCAAGCGCAAACCGAGTTGTCAGCGTTCGGCATGTGCCCGATGACTGACGCCAAGATCAAGGGGCGCGCGGATGCGTTCCTGGCGAACGAGAGCGTGGGCCGGCTCGTTATCGACCTGAAGACCACGACGGATGCCAGCTACCGTGGCTGGATGTCGTCCATGAACAAGCTCGGTTACTGGATGCAGGCTGGACACTACGGCCGGCTCTTTAACGCCGACGCATTTGTTTTCATCTGCGTCGAGAAGAAGGCCCCGTACAACGTGGGCATCTATCGCCTGGCTGGCGAACAGCTCGCAGTGGCCAAGCGCATGGCCCTGGAGGTTCTGGGGCGCGTGACCTATTCGATAGCCAACGAGTTCTGGCCTGACACCGCGGGGCTCGCCGGCGTGGTCGATCTGACGATACCCGACTACGCCATAACCGTTGACCAGGGAGGCTTGCGATGAGCTACGGCAGAGAAGATGACTACGCATACGTGAATCGCAAAGTGGACCGACTGACCGACGCGCTGAATGCGGTCCTGTCCTACATGGGGCTGCCGCTGTACGGCGTCGATCAAGGCCAAGAACCGTCCGCGCTCGTCGCGAGCCAGCGAATCCGGGAAATGTACCGCGCCACCGAGATGCTGGTGGAGGCCAAGGAGCGCGAGTGCCGTGAGCTTCGCGTGGAGGCCGAACGCCTGCGGGCGCAGATCGGCGAGGCCACGGAATGAAGACCAGCGAACAGTGCGATCAAGTCTATGCGGCGATGTTCAACGTCATTGGCACGCTGATGCAGCGGTCGCTGGGCAAGAGTGCCGACGCTGGCGGGCGCTATCGGTACGTCCCCCTGGATGACGTAATCGACTACGTGCTGCCTGTGTGCTTCCAGCATGGCCTCGTCATTATCCAAGCGCCGATCAGCAATTCGCCTGGCATGATTGGCGTCACCACCAGGGTGGCTCACGTAGCGAGCCAGCAGTGGCTGGAATCCACGATTGAGTTCCCGATTGTCGAGCTGCGCGGGCAGAACCCGTACCAGGCTTGCGGCTCCGCATTGTCGTACATCAGGCGCTACGCGCTGATCACGACATTCGGGCTGAAAACAGAGGACACGGACGCTGGCGGAAGCACCGGCCAGTGGACACAACCAGGCACACCAGGCGGCCAACAATCAACGCCGCCTCGTGGCCTTTTCTAACCAGGAGATCACATGCAACAGCGTGACGACAGCAATCGCTTCACGATCGGAGCGAACAAGTACAAACAAAAACCCGAGCAGCCGGATTACCGGGGCAAGTTGAAGATGGTCCTGACGGCCCAGGAACTCACGGCCCTGATGCACCAGGCGCACAACATGGGCTATGCGACCGTCGAGAAGCGCCTGTCGGGCTGGACGAAGGTCAACAACCAGGACGGCTCGCAGTTTGTCTCCGGCATGGTGGACGATTACCAGGAACGGCAGCAGCAGGACGGCGGCCAGCCGCCCGCCTGGGGCCAGCAACAGCCGCCTCAGCAGCCACCCCAACCGCCGCAACAGCCGCCGGCATGGGGCCAACAGCAGCCGCCGCAACAGCCGCCTCCCAACAGCCAATGGGGCCAGCCGCAAACGCAACCGCAGCCGCCGCAACAGCCGCCGCAACAGCCGCCGCAGCCGCCTGCCTGGGGCCAGCCACAGCCGCAAGGCCAGCCGCCCGCACAGCCGGCCGGCGTGCCGCCTGGTTGGAGCCAGCAGCCGCAAGGCTGGCCGCCTGAGCGGCCGATGAACAGCGGCTCTCTTGAGGACGATATCCCCTACTGACAAAACCGACAAAACTGACGGCCAGGGACGGCCGGCTACCTGGAGCTTCCCATGTACAGAACTACCGACCCGATAACCAGCCGCCTGGCGGCCGAACACCACATTGCCACCAACCTGTCCGAGCGCCGGCTACAGGTGATGATCGTCTTGACCGAGAACCCAGGAAGTACGAGCGGCGAGCTTTCGCGCCGGTTCTACGAGAAATACGGTGGCACGTTGCCGATACGCACATGCGTGGAAACCGCGCACAAGCGCCTGCCAGAGCTGGAGAGCTTGGGCATGTGCGTGCGCGGCGCACCCAGGAAGTGCCTGGATGGGGCTACCATAGCGATAACGTGGTGGCCAATAGGTGGCGGGTATGAAGAGAAAGAAAAAGGGTAACAAGCCCAGGGCGCTTGGCATCGGCGATTGTTACGTGGTGATGGACAAGTTGACCGAAGACGAGCTGGGGCTGTTGCTTAGCGAGACAGGATCAGCGGACGAAGACCGCGTGAAGTTGCTTCGCAAGATGCAGGAAGAGGTGGTCGATACCGCGATCGGCGTTATGAAAAAGGAAGGCGTCGAGCTGATGTCGGAGGTCAAGGATGCTACCGGGATAGCGCATCAGCAGGCGCGCGTCATGCAGGCAATACTCGCGCTGGGCTCCGAGCTTCCCTGGCCGACATTCGACTCCACGATGGACGATCTGTTGCCCGAACACCTGGACTGCGTGGCCCGCCTGGGCGTTGTGGCGCGGCGCTTGTCTCAAGGCGAGGCAATGACCGAGCGCCAGCAGCGTGAGGTTGGCGATTTATTGGCGAAGGCAATCAGGTATCTGCACCTGGGCTCTTTGGGGCTGGCCGTCATGGGCTGGGAAGACGCGCAACGCCAGGGCATTGAGAAGGCCGTGGAAAAAACTCGGGCCAGCGTTGAGAGCTGGCTGCACGAAATATCCGGTGGCACGACACACTGACACTGAGGCCGCGCGTTTCTGGCACGAGGCCAGGTATTGGCGCAGCATCGCGCAGTACGATCCTGTCCTGTGGCGATGGCACAAGGAAGGGCTGCGCAAGCGGCGGGGCGATCAAGGGCTGGCGCTTCTGGTCGAAGAGATGTGCCGGCAGCATTACGCCAACGAGGCCCTGATACCCAGGGAGGAAATGGGGCTGGCGCTTGTTCGCCCGAAGTTGTTACTGGATGAGATAGGCGGCAGGAAAAAACCCCGGCGCACGGCCGGGGCTGTTGATGAACCTGGCAAGCCAGGCACCGGCCTGGATTAGTGCCTGGCGCGCTCGTCTTCATCGGCCTGCCAGGTGGCGCGGATATTGGTCATCATCTTCTGCGCGACCGCGTAGGGCTCCCTGTCCTCCGTCTCCACCAGGTGTCGAACGAAGCTGTAGGACGCATGCAGCGCTTGGATTAGCGCGCGCCCAGGCCGACCGACGCCGAACAGCAGGACTTTCTCCAGTTGCTCGCGTTCTATTTGCGGGGATTTACTGTCGCCTGCGTTGTCGCAGCCCAGCACCAGGCCGTTACCGTACAGGGGCCAGGGGTGGATACCAGGCAGCGCGAACCAGCGCGCGCCTTCTGGGTTGTCTTCCGCTTTCAGCGCGCCTTCGTCGTCTATGTATATGCCGTCACCATTACCGCCCGGCAAGTGCGCAACGTCGAACGTCTCGCATCCCACCTGGCGATAAATATCGGCGGTCGTGTCGTCGTGTTCTACGGTTGTCACCGTCCACTCGGCCGGGTTGATCAGGTATGCCTTCATCGGTCAGTCCTCCACAGTCGATTACGGGGCTGGCGCTTGCGCGCAGCCAGGAAGCGGCGGGCGGCCATGCTCAGCAGCTCGGCCACCAGCAGCAGCGCGGCGATCCCGCCCGCCGCCAATATCACCAGGAAAAGCTCGTCTAGGGTTTCGGTCATGGCTCCCTCTCGTTGTCAGTTGTGGCGCTAGGTGCGCGCCGCGATAGCCTGGGCCCGCCAGGCCATCGCGCTGCGTACCACTGGCGGCCATCCCTGGCCGCCGCCTGTGTTACTCGTCGTCGGGCGCTGGTACATAGAGCCAACATTGAACCCAATAGCCAGAATCGGATTCTGATACCAGCGCGTCCGTGTCTACTTCCACCTCATCATCCGCGTCGAGCCACGACGCGATTCGGTCGGCGGCAGCCCATACTTGTTCAGAGCTGGCAAACTCAAATTGACGCGCAAGCGCGCGCGCTTCGTCGGTCCCGAGTTCAGTCAGGAATTTGTGAACCTCTCTCAACATTGTCGTCTCCCAGGTAGTGCCGGCCAGGGGGTAAGCCTGGCCGGGGCTGTGTTAGCCCGTCAGCGTGTTGCGCACGGGCATTGCGTCTTCAATGAAGTCCTCGGCGATGCTGCGCCACTCCACGCGGTCGAGCGTGGCATTGATCATATCGGCGAACATGCCGGCCTCGCCTAGCGTTTCTTCGGCCATCTCCTGGAACGTTTCTTTCATGGCGTCGGCCAGTTGGTTCTGCATTCGATACCAGGTGCGGTCATCGATCGCAGCGCTGTTCGTTTCGTCCAGGTTTTCGCCTTCAACGATTTCCTCGGCCTGTTCCTGCCAATATTCTGCATCGCCTTCGCTGTTGCGAATCCACAAGTTGACAAGCCAGGTGTCGTAATTGGGCCAGCCGTTGTACGTTTCATCGGTCATCGGTTTTTCTCCAGGTAGTAAAGGACAATCACTCCGGGCTGCGCGTTCGCATGCTGGCGTAAGCATCGCGCCAGCCTGGCATGCGTCCAGCCCTTGAAGGTTTCGGCGTTCGTGGCCGTGACAATTGTCACCGTGTACGTCATCGGTCGTTCTCCAGGTGTCGGCCATCCCTGGCCTGTTGGTAGTCCGTCAAGCGTTCGCCAGCGCCCAGGCGCGGCGCATGTAGCGCAGCGCGCGGTCGTCGTCGGGGTGATAACTGCGCGATTCGTAGCCGCCCGTGAAGGGGTTCTGGTCGTCGTACACCGTCCACCAGGTGGCCGCCTGGGGCTCGCTACAATTCGGTTCGGTTCCTTGCAGCATGTCCACCAGCTCGCGAAAGTCGGCCTCGAGTGGCATCGCCGGGTCGTGCGTGAATCCGCGCTCGTCGGCCTCGCCGTGTTCGGCGGACTCAGGGGTTACGATTTCGTAGGTTTCAGCGTAGAAAACAGGCATTGTCTGGCCCTCCAGGTTGTGTGGTCAGTCGGTAGTCGCCGGCACGAATTCGTCCGCGTAGGCGGACGGGATGCGCTCGCCGGTATGGGCGCAGCGTAGGTCCGAGTCTTCCCAATTGATGGCGACGCCGACAACGCGCCAGCCATCGCGGAGCCCGTGTTCTATCGCGCGCTCTATGGCCTCGGTAACGTCGGGCTCATCAAGCGCTTCGAACGATAGCGCTTCGCCTTCATCGGTCAGGAAAAACAGCGGATAGCCGCCTGGCCAGGCGTAGGGCCCATACTGCACGGCACCGCGAAATTGCTGCACTGTTCTGATTTCCATGTCGCCCTCCCTTAGTCGCCGAATACTCGGTTCAGCAAGATTTGAAGCATTGCCTGCGGCTCACTGTCGGCCGCGCCGTAGCGGGCGTGCTTGGTCATGACGTTCTGCATCAGAATCTCAACGTCTCCGCGCGGAAAGCCGCTGTTCACCAGGTGCACAAAGCGCTCGTTCATTGCCTTCGCGGCGATATCGGAGCCTTCGGGGTAGCGGTTCGTGTACAAGTCCCACTCCTCCGCGCTAACGTCCAGGTGCTTGATCCTTTTTTCCAGTTCAACTTTCATCGGTCTGTCTCCAATAGTCGGCCGTCCCTGGCCAGGTAGTGTCATGCCATCCGGTACTTGGCCGGCACGCCAGCGGCGCGTTGGCACTGGTTCCAGGTGGCGTTAGCGCGGAACCGCGCGATGCGGGCCGCCTTGTCGGCGTGCGTTGCCGGAACGCCAAGCTCATACGCGGCATCCAGCGCGGCTTCGCGCTCATCGCCGCAGAAATCCCTGGCGTTCAGGATTGCGTCGGCGATCAGCTCCAGCGTTTCGTCGGGGATGTAGTAATCGGTCGTCATCGGTCAGTCTCCAGGTTAGGCGGCCAGGTCGCGCTTGCGCGTAACGTCAATCGCGCTGTAGTCCAGGCGCGCGCCGATACTCTCGGCCGCGAGCCTTGGGTGCGTCTCGCGCATGTCTGCCACGGTGTCGGCGTCCTGGCCGGCGGCGGCGAGCGCGCCGGCATCAACTAGGTCGTGCCAGGCCGTGATTAGATACTGGCTGTCGTACCCGTAGCTGAACGGAACGCGGCCGTCGATCACGCTGCCGTCGTTGTGGATCACGCGCCAGGCGGCCGAGTGGTACGTGTTGCCGTAGGTGCGCTGACGCCAGCGGCGGCCGGTGATTTCGATCAATACGATTTGCTTGGTCATCGGTAAGTCTCCAGGGTTGGCGGCCATCCCTGGCCAGGTAGTCGGTTATTCGCCGGCAAGCTCCAGGTATTCGGCGTAGCTCTCAAGCTCTGTTACCAGGCCGTCGAAGTCCTCGGTTGGCCCCAGCAAGTCGGCCAGCATGCGCACGGCCTCCAGCTCCAGGCCGAATTCGTCGGCCAGGCTGGCCAGGTAGTCGGCGCGATGGTCGTAGCCCTGTTCGGTGTAGATGCTCATCAGTCAGTCCTCGGTGGTTAATTTGCAGTCGCAGTCAGGCGCGCATTGCTCCAGGCCGTCGGCCATGCACTCCAGCATTGCCTCGTACACTTGCGGGCGGGTCCAGCCGCAACCTGGCCAGAATCCCCAGTCGGCGTAGTGCATCCCCCAGACACCGGCCTTGAAGTGCCAGCCCTCCGGGGCGTAGATGGCTGCGTTGTCGGGCGCGTCGTCGAATTCGACGCCAAGCGCTTTGCAGCGGCGGCGGACGTTCGCCTTCGTCGGTTTCATCGGTCTGTCTCCAGGTTGGCGGGCCGTCCCTGGCCCTGTGGTTCGTCAGTCCTCGGTCCTGTGCATCGTCACAAGCGCAAAGTCGGGCACGTAGTAGCTGCGATACGTGGCCTCGCCGCGGTAAAAGCGGCTGACGGCCAGGGCCTCGCGCTTGTTGTAACTACGGTGCAAAACCTCGGTTTCGCCCGTGTACGGGTTCTCGCGTGTCACTTCGTGGACGGTTCTCATCGGTCTGTCCCCAGGTTCAGGCGGCTTTCGCCGGCAAGTGGTAAGCGCGGCGCTGGCGTTCCATCGCCAGCTCGCGCACGGTGCGCGCTGCGTCCAGCAGCTCGGCGCGCTCGGCCTCCGGGAGCCCGCGCGTGTAGCAGACGAGGGCCCAGATGCCATCGGCCTGTTCAGTGATCCCGCGCCAGGCGAAAACGGCCATCTTGCTGTCACCCTCGGCTTCGAATGCGTTGGCGGTGCGCCAGGAAATCCACAGCGCCTTGGCGATTGTCTCGGTCGTGATCATGGTCAGCTCTCCAGGTTGTCGGTTAGCGGGCACGGGGGCCCTGGAGGAAGAATAGCACAGCGGGTCACAGCCAAAGGCTCGCCAGGCGGTTAATTCGGGCCCGTTGCATTGGATGCTTCTATCGCCTCGGGTGGTGGTATAGGCTGCCGTCTATACATTGCGGCAGGGGGTGCGTATGGCAGCCAAACAGGGCAAGCGCGGGCCAGGGCCAGGGCTCGCAACCGTGAAGGCCAGGGGCGGGTACGTGGCCGAGCTGGCGGCCGCCGAGCGCGAGCGGGAGCTGAGCCAGGGCCCGGACGTTAGCCGGCAGCTCGCAGCCGTGGCGGGCCCGGATGACGTAGTGCCCCGACACCTAGATTCGGTCTATGGCCTGCGCGGCGTGCCGGCGCTGTTCGTCTGGCACATGGCGCGCACGGGCTCCGCGACCGAAGCGGCCAGGCTGGCCGGGTGTCCTTCGCCTGAGCGCGACGGCCGCGACCTAATGGCGAGCGCGGCCGTCCAGCGCGCGCTCATGGGGGAGGCGCGCCTGGCCGTCAGCCGGCTGACGCATGCGGCGTTGCACCGCATGGCGACCATGCTGGCCAGCGATGACGTTCCGCCGGCAGTGCACGCCAGGCTCATCGACACCGCGTTCAAGGCGGGCGGGGTGATCGACACGGACAACTCAAAGACACGCACGACGGGTCATTTAGGCGTGAGGGCGAGCGCTGAACCGGTGGCCGTCGATCCGGCCGCTGCGCAGGCCCAGCTAGCAGCGCTACGCGACGATCTACGCGCGCTGATCAAGCAATCAAGGGGCGAGCAAGGGTCCGAGTGATCGCCGGCCAGAGGGCCGCTAGAGGGCCCTGGAAGGGCACGCTACGGCCATCGGCCAATTATCGGCCCCTGGGGGGTGCCTGGCATTGCCTGGCGAGCGCTGGCGGCTGCGCGGGTGGCCATCGGCCTGGCCTGGCGGCCGGCCGGAGAGTGGAGGCGGGCGCGTGTGCCCGCGCCTCCGACCCCTGGGGGGCTCGCCCGCCCCCGCCACAATTTTGATTATCCCCCGCCCGTACCAAAATTCGCCCTGAAAACGTTCACCCTTCCCGGCCCTTCTAGAGCCCGCATTTGCCCTTTTCCCGCCGACCCTATACCTTGGCATGGGTAAGCACCTGATCGTTGAATACAGCCTGCCAGATTGGGCGATATGGCCTCACCAGGAGGGAAACATGGCTGACTGCGAAGTACCTGGATGTTCTGATCCAGCGAGAGGCAAGCATGGCTTGTGCAACAAACACCGGCTGAGGCTTCAGCGGCGAGGAACCACGGACGCGAGGCCGGCCAAGAGATACCGCATGCAGAAGTCGGAAGCCGGCCTTGGATACCAACACCGCGCCGTAGCGGAAATGGTGCTTGGCAGGCCTTTGCCGGAAGGCGTCGAGATTCACCACATCAATGGGCTCAAGTCAGACAACCGGCCAGAGAACCTGGTCGTTTGCCCAAATCGCGCTTACCACATGCTGCTACATGCCCGCCAGGCCGCACTGGAAGCCTGTGGAAATCCCGATTGGGTGCGATGCCTCGCCTGTGGTGAACACGGGAATCCTGCCCACATGCGCGGGCCTTACGGCAATCGGTACGCGCACCGCACCAGGGGTGGAATGTGCCTGAAATGACTTTTGAGCAGATGGAGGCGAGGCGACAGGCGCTGATTCAGCGCGAGTCTGCGAAAAGCGGCCTGCGTGGCAGAGTGAACGCTGCGTGCATCCGTTGCATTTACGACGTTGGCTGCGGTTCTGGAACCTGGCGTCAGCAAATCGAAGCGTGCACTGACGTTGCATGCCCGCTGTACCCGGTCAGGCCGGTGTCCAGGGCCCAAAAAAAGCCCTGACGGGGAGGAGTGGCCCCGCCAGGGCCGATAAGCAGCCAACGCCAGCCGTTGCGGCCGGCGGGGCGATTTTACCCGGCTCCTGCCCAGCGGTGGTCAGGCGTGTGCTTGTCGCAGCCGTCCGTGGGCTCTCGACGTTGTGGTGGCGAGACATTCCGGCACTTGCCCAGCACGTAGTGGCGGCATGTCGCGCAGTTACGCGGCAACTTGAACGGGATGTCCATCAGAACCCCGCCATCGGGCCTGGCGGCGGTGGCGTGATGTTGGCCAGGTTCATCGGCCTGGCGTTCGGGCCTGGGAGCCATTGCCGTGACGGCTCGTGCCACCAGAACTTCCATGCGCCGTTGAATCGCCCGTGGCGGTTCTTGTCCAGCCGCAGATAGCAGTCCGGGTCGTCTTCGTGTCCCGGCAGGCCCTTGCGCGGGTTGCGGTACACGAGCATGACGTTGTCGGCCAGGTCGCTGATCTCGCCGGCCCCGCGGATGTCCCACTTGCTGGGCGTGTGCGTCGAGTCGGACGGCTTGCGCATGTGGTGCACCAGGTGCACATGGATGCCGGTTTCCATCGCCACGTACTGGAGTTCTTCGACCAGGCGGATATCGCCGCCGGCGTCCTTGTCCACGCCGCACTTCATCAGGCTGTCGATGAACAGGTGCTTGCAGCCCAGCTCCTTGGCTACGTAGTGGGCCAGCTCAATCACGATCGGCGGCTTGATGTGCCGCTGGCGCGTGTAGAACACCAGGTACGGGTTCAGGTACTCCAGGGCCTGGCGCTTGAAGTCCTCGGTGAAGTTCTCGCAATGCGCAATCTGGTTGATCATCCGCCCCATCGTGTCTTCCGGGCGCATTTCGAAGCTGGCGATGCACGTTTTCGCCTGCCACCAGGCCGCGCACTGGCCCATCACGAGCGACTTCCCGGCGTTGTTGTAGCCGGCCCAGATGGTCAGCTCGCCTTCCCGAAACGTGAAATCGGTGTGGGTCTTGGCCCAGGGCATCGGGCTGCCGGCAAGCTCGCGCGAGGCGTCGTTGCGAATCAGCGGTGCCAGGTCTGAGGGCCTGACCAGGTAGGGCTGCGGGCCGTCCTCTCGGTCCTGGGCGTAGCGTTGCAGGGTGTCGTCTGAGATCACGCTCAGCTCGTTGGCGCGGACGAAGCTCATTTCGCGTCCTCGTCGGCGTTACGTGGATGGGAAGATGTCTGCGGCGAGAATTGCGCCTGGCGGGCCAGCCACCCGCTGGCCGCGGACTTCCAACACTTCATCGGGTTGCGGCCCACCTTCCAGCCGTTGGCCGCGTAGTAGTCCAGGAATGCCTGGGCCATTTCCGGCCTGAACGCCAGCTCGCGCCTCTCGGCCGTATCCCGCATGTAGCTCGTCAGTTCATCGCGTGAGGGGGGCACGAAAGTGCCCCTCTTCTTTTCTTTCTGGTTCTGTATCTGGTTCTGGTTCTGATTGGCATTGCTTAAGCACTGCTTGGCGTCTGCTTGACGAGTGCTTGAAGCATTGCTCTGAGCATTGCTTGGAGCATTACCCCATCGGGTGTTGGCCGCGATTGTCGCCCGCTCGCGATTTGTGGCGATCGTGTTTTTCGTCCATTCGATCTCGCGCTCTGCCCGCAAATGCCGGTAGACCGGCCCATATTCAGGGTCTTCTGTCGCCAGGAAGAACTCGGCCAGCACCTGGCGGATGGCGTTCTGTTCGGTCGGGCTGGTGGCGTGACACAGCCTGTAGACCTTGTCCATGTCGCCTGGCAGGGCCCGCTGGTGCTGGTAGATGTAGCCCAGCAGCTTCATGTACGCCCCGAGCTGCATCAGGTCCAGGTGCATCGTGTCGGCGTTCCAATCGCCCCAAAAAAACCGCGTGTAGGCGGCCTTGGTCTTCGTCGTCATTCCCCGGCCCCCCCGGCAAATTCGATCAACGCGGGCAGGATTCTGGCCAGTGCAGATCGTCTGATGCAGACCGACCACCGTGAGAAAGTGCCATCCGACGCAGTCAGGGTTGGATCGAACTCCAGGTCGAACGTCGTGATGTCCACAATGTCGTCTTCGAAGTCCACGGAATAGATGGTGCTGTTGTCCGTGAACATGATCTTGTTGTCGTCAGGTATTGCCGGCATTTGGCCTCTCCCGTATTTTTTTCAGAAATTCGTTTCACTTGGCGACAAGATCGCCACTTTTGTCGGCAGGATCGCGCAGCCCCAGGTCGTGGTAGAGGGTCCGCAGAAGCACCGCCGGGTCCGATTCGACGCCCCGGCTCTGGAGCCACCCGATCGCGATCAGGTAGTCGTCCCGGTCCCGCGGTGACAGGGGCTCGCCGCGTTCGAATTTCGCTTGCGCCAGGGCCACGACTGTCTGCTTGATCCGCACCTCATCACGTTGTTTTTCTTCGCGTTTCCGTTCAAGCCTGTAAAACGCATGTGGCGGCTGGTAGTCCTCCCGCGTGCCGTCGTACAGGTCTTTGAACTCCAGGCCCAGGGCCGCGATGACATCGGTCGTCGGACAGCCCGCGTGGCAGTGGATCAGCAGCGAATCGGCCGTGTCGGCCACGGACAGCGAAGGCGATCGATCCTGGTGCGCTGGGCACTGGCAGACGAATTTGCCGTCTCCAACGCGCTTGACGGTCATTCCGGCCTGGCGCAGCCGGTCGAGGAAATTGATCGTGGCGAGACTCATTCTTGTTTGTTCTCCAGGTGGTGGGCGATCAGCGACAACTGCATCGCGACAGGGCCGGCCAGATTTGCCGGGATCGCGATTGAGCCCAGGGTTACGCGCCCGTCGATGCCGGTTGGCGACGGGTACGATGTCTTCAGGTAGATGGAGCCGCGGGCCTCGTCCAGTTCGATGTCGAGGCGGGCTTTCGCGGGTAGTTGTGACGAATGTGCGGGGAATGCTATTCTGTCAGTTGACATTGGCTCTCCTTGTGCTGGTGTCGTGAGTCAATCTTCATCGGTCAGACTCTCTCTCGTTGCCGACCGGGGTGGTAGCCGGTCAATAAGGCAACAGCCCCAGGTAAGGGACGGGCCCAGGCGGATCGCATCTGCCTGGGCCTTTTCCTTTGCGGATAGGCAATATAGGCTAGAATCTCGGGGGATTCCAAGCCTTATACGGACTTGCCTGCAAAATGGCCGAACTCCCCCGATATAGCCGGAAATTCGGCTTTGCAGATCACTCGGTAAGCAACCCAACCACCCCTCATCCGGGTCAGAAACTCGACCAGGAATTCGATCGCCTGGCGGCCTGGATCGTGGCGGCCACCGCGTCTCTCCGTGAGCTTCAGCGCGCAGACGGCGAGCTGATGAATGCCACGGTCGGCCCCGACCAGCTCAAGCCTGGCGTTCTTGAATACCTTGCCGACCAGGTGCGCGAGATCATCGCGCTCGACATCCAGCGCGTGAACTCGCTGGTGGAGCTGGCCGGCGACCACCGCGCAGGCGCTGAGCGTGCGGTTGGCGCGATCAAGGTGAACCAGGCCGAGGCGATCCAGCGCTCCGGCGAGGCGGTGCACGCAGCGGCGCTGTCGAACAGGGACGCGGAACGCGCCGGCTCCGCGGCCCTGCGTGCATCGACCGATGCCCTCGACGCGCAACTGGATGCCAACCGGGCCGAAGACAACGCCAACAAGGCCGCCATCCACGAAGCGCTGGCACGCGACTTCGCGGAGAAGCTGGAAGGCCCGGTCATGCTTCTGCCGCCGGATGCCACCTACAACGAGGCCAACGACCAGGCCCTGTGGTCATCCAAGTGGTGGGCCGTCTACACCCAGAACCTTCTGGCCGAGTTCAACGTCTGGTATCTGGGCGCGTTCCCGACGCCGCCCACGCAGACCCCAAGCGGCGATGCGCTCGCGCCTGGGATGATCTACTACGACACCTCCACCGAGCTTCTGTACTTCTACGACGGCTCGCAGTGGTTCTCGCTTGAGCGCCGTAACTGGCTGGTCGCCAACAACCTGACCAACTACGCGACCGACCCGACTGCCATCGCCAATGCCATCGCAGCCGGCGACGATGCCCAGGCACTCGGAGACGAGGCCATTGCCATCGGCAACGGTGCCTATGCCAAGAGCTTCAACAACGTCATCATCGGCGGCTACGCCTATGCGGACGGTGCGGGCGCTTACGAGTCCGTCGCCCTGGGCTTTGGCGCTGAGCTGTTCGACGCGCCCTATGGCACATCTCTGGGGGCCTACGCCTACACCTACGCACCGGAAGGTGTCGCGGTCGGCTACGCCTGCGGTGTCGGCGGTCAGCGCGGCACTGCCATCGGTGCCAATGCCTGGGCTGGCATGGAGTATGGCATCGCGGTTGGCTACGGCAGCCTGGTGGCACCTGTCGGTCACTACCTGTACGACGAGTCGAAGATCAAGCTGCTGACCGACACGGTTGGCCTGCGTGTCACCGAGGCCGGCGATGTCGAAAAGACGCTCGACGGCGGCTCAGTCTGGGTGCCCGTCGCGGCAGGCTCTGGCGGTGGCATCGAAGAAGCGCCGATTGACAGCAACGAGTACGTTCGCAAGAACGCAGGCTGGGTGCAGACGGCCTACTTCAGCGGCGACTACAACGACCTGACCAACATCCCGCCTGGCGAGCTTGTCGATCCAGGCAACCTGACGAACCAGACCTTGCGCTGGGATGGCACGCGCTGGGTACGCAACCCGTACCTGGAGTCGTATGACACCGGCACTCTCTATATCGGCAGATTCGCCACCGACCCTGGCCTTCTTGTCGCCGTTGGCCAGGGCAGAAACCCGGACGGGTTCGCGCACTTTGACTTGCATGGCGCGGCAACTTCGAAACTGCGCATGGCACGCAAAGCTGGCGTCAACGGTGACGCAGAAATCACCAACGATGGCTCTGGTGACCTCCTGATCGGCACTGGCGGCAAGATCGACATGCGCGTTGATGCCTTTGGCGGGGTTGTCATTGGTGACTACGCGCATCGCGAGCGCAACTTGGAGATTCACGCACCGGGCGGTACAGGCGCGCTGGGAAGACCGAGCCTTCAGTTCGTCAACCACACGGTTGACGACTACGCCTGCAACATCGAGTTCTTCAACGACACCGTTCGGGCAGGGTATATCGCTGTTGCCGGTACAAGCGGCACCCTGGCCCTTGCCAATGAAACACTTGGCAGTGATGTCGTATTTTCGACTGAATCCACAGTGCGGATGCGTATCGAAGCCAGTGGCAGAGTCGGCATCAACGAGACGGATATGTCTGCGTCCGGCGCTAACGCCCAGCTGGCAATCGGCACAGGCTACCTGAACTTCACTGACGGCTACGGCGTTGTTTGGGGTGGCGGCAGTGGCAGACCAGCATTAATCGGCAACAAGTCCACTGGCACAATCTATTTTTCTGGCGCGGATGTCGGTGTCAATACGAACAGCCCAGGTGCCAAGCTGGAGGTCGTCGGCAGCGGGTCCGACCCGGCCTGCATCATCACTGGCGACACCGGACCCGGTCTGGAAATCGGCGTTCATTCAGTCAACGCAGAATCCGACATCGCGTTGCAGGCCAACGCGGCCATCGTTGGCGAAGATTCGATCTCCTACGCGGTTGACGCATCCGGCTACCACCGCTGGATGACAGGCGCGACCAACCGGCGCACTGGCATTGCCGGTGCCACCGAACAGATGCGGATCGACAGCACCGGGGTGCTGGATGTCGCGACTGCCGTTCAGATCGGTGCTGGCGACACGCGCATCGAACAGCATACGGGCAACTACGGCAGCCTGAACATCACCAACCACGCGTCAGGCGGCTACTACGGCATCAGCCTGAACGGTTGGCTGAACTTGATGAAGTCCACCGGCCAAACCGGGTCGGGCGGGCTTTATAACGACGACCAAAACCATTGGGTAGTGCGGTATGCGCCGAATCAGGGCACTTTTCTTCATTACGCAGGCTCTGAAAGGCTGGAAACTACATCCAATGGCGTTGATATCGCCGGCAGCATTACTGTCAGCGGCAACATCACCAAGCCCGGATCCAGTGGCGACTTCAACGTAAACAGCGAAGGCGTCCTCGACGCATGGGAAGTCGTCGCCGGTCGCGGCAACGGATCGGTCGGCCTGACCATCAATGACTCGCAAGGAAACGCCAACGTCACATTCAACCATGTCAATGGCGTTCCTGACATCAGCGGGTCTTCTGCACGCATCGCTGTTACTGTTGATAGCGCAACAGCGATAATGTCTTTTGAACTTGCGAATAGTGTCACCGCTGGCGTGTCAGTCAACACGCCGGTTGTTGCGACTATGGCTGCAAACGGCGACTTCACTGCGACCGGCGATGTCACGGCGTTCTCCGATGTCAGGCACAAGACCAACATCGAAACCATTCCCTACGCACTGGATGCGGTTCTCAAGATGCGCGGCGTGCGGTTCGACCGCAAAGACACCGGCAGCCGTGGCTGCGGCGTGATCGCCCAGGAGATGCAGGGCATCGTGCCCGAGGTCGTGAAGTCGAACGATGACGGTGTCCTGTCTGTCGCCTATGGCAACCTGGTTGGCTACCTGATCGAAGCGGTCAAGGAGCTGAACGCCAAGGTGGAGGCGCTGTCGTGACAACGCCCTGCTCAGGCCCGATCAGCTTGCAGGACGTTGCCACTGAGTTTGGCGGCGCGACACCGCATGCCATGTCAGAGTACCGCGGCGAAGGCGATGCGCCAGCGTCCGGCCCGATCAGCATGTCCGACTTCTACTGCGCCACTGCGTTCCCGACCGTGAAGCGCGTGCAGCGCGGCACGGTGTATATGCACGACCTGTCGCCGCTTACAAACGGGTCAGGCATCGATTCGCGGTACACCGACATCACGGTCACTGCGGTTGACCCAAGCAAGACATGGGTGCTGGTGGACTGCGAGAACCCGAACGGGACAATGAACGATGCCAACTACTCTGCAAATTTCTTTGGCCGACTGATCAACTCGACCACCCTGCGAATTCACACCGATCACACCTCGTTTGTGCTGTACACCGCTCGTATCTGCTGGCAGTTGATTGAATTCAACGAAGGCGTTACGTCGTACAACTACACCGTATCCGATGCACTGATGACAACGGTTAACGACGATTCGGTTGACGATGTTTATGTCAACAAAGCCATCACGGCGGTTGATTTGAACAAGTCGTTTTCATGGATGTGTGGCGGCGGCAACAGGACTGCTGACAACACCATACGCGACAACTTGCGTCTTGCCAGCGGGTCGCAGGCCAGACTCTTCACTAACTCAAACCTCGTTTCTCCAAGAACGAGTGCAGGGTTCCATGTGCTGCAATTCGACACCGGCATTCAGTCGGTGCAGCGCGTGACAGATGGCGCAAACAGCGCCACCAACGGCGGGTTTGCTGGCGGTTCTGGTATCGACCAAGTTTACAAGGACTACACAATATCGGCTGTCGATACCAGCCGGTCGATCATCCTCATAAACTCGTTCATGGCCAATAACGCGCAAATGAATGCGCGGTTCATCAACAGCACGACGGTGCGCGTCAGCCACTGGTTTCCTATCACGGCATATGCGCTGGAGTTTCAGGTCGTCCAGTTTGAAGCCGGGTTTGCCCAGGTGCAGCATGTCACAGTCAATGGAAAGGCGGTTTCCAACGACGGCGCAGGGTCAGACCCCTGGTATCGCTACACCAGTTTTCCAATCTCGTCGGTCAATACGGCCAAGTCTGTTGCCATCGGCAAAATGGCAATTTCTGGCGGGCGAACACGGGGCCAGTTCCAGCTCTACAGCGCCACTGAAATACGCGCTGCGTATCAGACGACGGACCCGACCTACGGCACTGCATCAGTGATTGAGTTTTTGACCTGAAAACGGAGAAGACATGACACAGGCACCAGGCGAGAAGCCAACCGACATTCCAATGCCACGCGAGCTGGTGGATGCGATCTACAGCTACCTGTCGGCGCACCCGCATCGCGAGGTCAGGCACATGGTCAGCGCCATCGAAGTCGCAGTGTCATCTGCGAACAAGCCTGGCGTGGTTAATTTCCCGGACAAGGAGCGCGCGGATGGGTGACATCAGCGAACACTTCGACCGGCGAGAATTCCGCTGCAAATGCGGCTGCGGATACGACACAGTCGATGTCGAGCTACTGGAGCTGTGCGAGATCGTGCGCCAGGAAACCGGCAAGCCTTTGATCATCAACTCCGCGTGTAGGTGTCCGTCACACAATCGCGAGGTGGGTGGCGGCAAGCGCAGCCAACACTTGATAGGACGCGCAGCGGACCTCCGCGTCGATAACCCGAAGGCAGTCTACGACGCGCTGTGCAAGAGGTTCCCAGATGAATATGGATTTGGGTGTTATGACACGTTTGTCCACGTTGATTCTCGTACCAACGGCCCTGCTCGTTGGTAGCTGCGGAGGGCTGGATGTCACGCAAAAAGGGAAAGCGTGGAGTTTTACGTGCGTGGGCGTCTGTCAATCAACTATGCAAGGCATTCGCGGCGAGGTACAGGTTGTAGACGATGTCGAGTACACGGTCGATGTGCCCGCCCCAACAGCAACACCGGAGACTGAGTTATGAACTGGCTGACCTACTGTGACGATGGCGCTGTGACATTGCAGCACCTGAACGAACATTTCGGAGACGAAACCTGGGTTGAGAGCTGGCTGGCGGACCCGACGGTGCCTGATGCCATTGCCAAGGAAATCGACGGCTTCCACGAGGCCCACATGGCCGAGTTCCTGGGCCTGGCCGAGCGCTGCATGACGATGGATATGGTCGAGAAGTACGGCGGCACTGACATCGCCGGCAAGATGGCGAAGGGCGAGGTCAAGTTGACCTGTTCAAACCCGAAGACCTACAGCACCTTCGTGCCGCGCAAGATTCCGCCAATCAACGCCTGGTCGGAGAACTTCATCGAAAACAAGTCCTGCCACACCTACTATTTGAAGCAGGACAAGGGCGACAGCTACCGGCATTCGCGCATGATCCGGCTGTTCAGCGAGGCGCAGTACCACCACCAGAAACGGACCTGGGACAAGGAACAGAACGCCGACCCGATGATGGTGCGCATGATGGCCGAGTTCGGGCCGTTTGCGCTACCGGAGGAAGCAGCCAGCAAATGAGCGAGGGGCGCAATGACATCACGGCGCAGGAAATCAGACTTCGCCTTGAACGCCTGGAAGCGCTCACGCTGGAGCTTGGCGCACTGCTGGCGCGGGCGCTGCCTGCGGCCCACCAGTGGGCCATCAAAGACGTTTTTGACAAGTACCGCACGGAGGAACCCGATGCCGCGCAAGTACGAAAAGATGCGTGACAGTCTAAAGTCACAGGGCAAGTCCGACCGTGAGGCCAAGCGCATCGCGGCGGCAACGTACAACAAACAGCGCAAGCCAGGTCAGCGGCCTGTCACGCGCGGGAGCAAATGACATGACACAAGCGATGCGTTACGTGAGAACCAAACGGACCTACTCAAAGTCCAGCTACGCCAACATCTGGGGCCTGTACCCGACCGACCAGGTGCTGCCGCCTGGCCCGATTGAGCTGCCCGACATGCCGGATACGCTCACGCCGATGGTGCCGATCTTCAAGCCGATCACGCCGAGTATCCCCGGCGCTGTCGGTGTCACGCCTGGCCTGCCCGGTACGGGCACCGTCACGCCGGAAGTCCCTGGTGCGATCGGCGTTCAACCCGAAGTCCCCGGTGCCGTTGGCGTCACGCCGGATGTCCCAGGCAGTATCGGCGTGCGCCCGGAGGTGCCGGGAACCGAAGGCCTGAAACCCGGCATCCCCGGCACCGAGGGCCTTCAGCCCGAAGTCCCCGGCCAGGTCGGCGTTCAGCCTGAAGTCCCTGGCCAGATTGGCGTGCGTCCAGAAGTCCCGGGCACCGAAGGCGTTCTGCCTGGTAGGCCTGGTGGAGGCTTGCAGCCACAAGTCCCCGGTCAGATCGGCGTTCAGCCGGAGGTGCCGACCGCGCCTGGCCAGACGGTGATGACCGCGGACAAGTCGGTGCTGGAGATTCCGACGCTGACCGGCAAGGGCACGATCATGGTCAAGCTGTCGAAAGACGGTGCCCCGGTAACGGGCGCTCTGGTCAACTACACCGGCCTGAATCCCGACATCGCATCCGTGATGCTCAGTAATGCTGGCGTCACCGATGCCAACGGCGAAATCCTGGCGACGGTCACGGCCAAGGACAACGGCAGCATGGACCTGGCGTTCATGTCGCCCGAGGTCGAAGTCGGAAAGGATGTCACGGTGGTCTGTGGCACGAAGCAGGCCAAGGGATAAGCGGCCTTGTTGAAGATGGAGTACGCCGCTGAACTGACCTGGCATAAGCCGTCGCCGGCCATTGCCGGCGTGCAGCAGTATGTCGTGGCGACCAACCCCTACATGCCGAAATACTGGCTGTGGGGCGTGCTGACGGACACGAACTACTTCGATGCCGCGCACGAGCTGGTGCCGTACCAGGCGGCGTTCAGCACCATCTTCGACTCGGAGCAGGATGCCCTGACCGCGCTGCAAGCGGCCCTGGAGGCATGGGACGCAGCCAGGCCGCCGCAGCCATGACGGACGTTCTCAAGGAAATCGGGGAGCTGCTTGCGGAGCTGCCGCCGGATGCGCGCTCCGCAATGCACGATCGCATCGACGCGATCTTCGCCGACGCGAAACAGTCTGAAATGGGCCAGGCCATCCAGGCCGCCAAATCCAGCCTGCTGGCGTTCACCAAATTGATGATGCCGCACCCGGACGACCCGGACGACGCGGCCATGTCCCGCTACCAGGCCGCGCTGCACCACAAGATCATCGCCGCGGCCCTGGAGGAAATGCAGAAGGGCCACCTGTTGCGCCTGATCGTCAACGTGCCGCCGCGCCACGGGAAAAGTCAGCTCGCCAGCCGCATGAATCCCGCCTGGGTGGTGGGCAAAGACCCATACCGCAGCATGATCCTGGCGACCTACAACCAGGACTTCGCTGACGACTTTGGTCGCGAGGTTCGGGAAATCCTGGAATCGGAGCGCTACCAGCGCGTGTTCCCAGGCACCAGGCTGCGTACTGGCTCGCGCTCCGCATCCCGCCTGGTGACGACCGAGGGCGGCCAGATGTCGTTCGTTGGGCGCTCAGCTTCACTGACCGGCCGCGGTGCCGACATGCTGGTAATAGACGACCCGATCAAGGACGCCCAGGAGGCCGGCAGCAAGCTGATCAGGGACCAGATATGGGATTGGTTCACCAAGGTCGCCTATACCCGCCTGATGACCAAGAGCGCCAGCGTGGCGATCATCCAGACCCGCTGGCACGAGGACGACCTGGTGGGCCGGATTACGGACCCGAAGAACCCGTATTACAGCGCCGAGGAGGCGTCCAAGTGGAAGATCATCGATCTTCCGGCGATAGCCGGCGAGAACGATGTCATGGGCCGCAAGCCTGGCGAGCCGCTGTGGCCGGAGAGGTTCGATCTCAAGTACCTGGAGGGCGTGCGCAGGATCGATCCGAGAGGCTTCAGCGCGCTGTACCAGGGCAGGCCGAGCCCGGAATCCGGCGACTTCTTTAAGCGCGAGTGGGCAGAGAAGAACGCCTACATGCCGTCCGATTTGCCGCGCGATCTGCGGTTTTACTGCGCCTCAGACCACGCCGTTTCGACCAGCCAGCGGGCCGACAGGACTTGCATCGTGCCGGCCGGCGTTGACGATAACGGCGTGATTTGGGTGCTGCCGGAAATGTTCTGGGACCGCGCTGACACCGAGCGCGTGGTCGAGGCCATGCTGAATATCTGGCGGGCCAGGCCGTATCTCCTGCATTGGGCGGAAAAGGGCCACATCAGCAAGTCCATCGGGCCCTTCCTGCGCAAGCGCATGCGCGAGCGCGAGGTTTACACGGCGATCGATGAGATTCACCCGGCGGCCGACAAGCAGACCCGCGCGCAGTCGATCCAAGCGCGCATGGCGATGGGCCGCGTGAGGCTCCCCAGGCACGCGCCGTGGTTTGCGGATGCTGTCGAGGAGCTGATGAAATTCCCGCATGGCACCTACGATGACTTCGTGGATGCCTTGGCGTTGCTTGGCCTTGGATTGGCCAAACAGGTGTCGGCGCAGACCGGCAAAAAGAAGGACGACACCCCCAGGCCAGGCACTTTCGCCTGGATAAAGTGGCAGACCAAGATGCAAGAGCAGGAAGCTGCCCGTTACAACCGCAGAGGCTGGTGACATGGACCCCATGAACCCCGATATGAACCCGATGGACGAGTCCAGGCCGTCGCCGCCGAATGAGAAATCGGGCGTCTTGCGCGACAAGCCGACGAAGATCGATCCGGCGCGCGAGGCGCACGTTTCCGAACTCCTGGCGGCGGTGGACAGCGCCAAGAAATACTACGCCCCGCGCTTCAAGCAGATGACCGACGACGCGAAATTCGCCCGCGGCAAGCAGTGGGACGGGGATTACGTGGACGACCAGGAAGATCGCTACGTGGCCAATATCACGCAGCGGCACATCCAGCAGCGCGTTGCCACCCTGTACGCCAAGAACCCCAAGTTCCAGGCCAAGCCCCAGGAGCGCATTGAGACGCGCATTTGGGACGGCACGGCGGAAAGCGTGCAGCAGGCGGTCCAGCAGATGGCGGCCGGCGCGGAGAGCGGCATGCCGCCGAACCCCATGCAAATGATGATGATCCAGGAGTACGAGCAGGAGCGCCAGCGGCGGTCGATGTACCGCAACATCGCCAGGACGATGGAGCTGGTGGTCAAGCACTACGTCTCCGAACAGGTGTACCCGTTCAAGCGCCAGATGAAGCGCCTGGTGCGCAGGGCGCTGATCATGGGCGTGGGCTACCTGAAGCTCGACTACCAGCGTGTCATGGAAATGCGCCCCGGTGCCGAGCGCCAGTTGGCCGACATGACCGAGCGCCTGGCGTCGATTGAGCGCATGTCGCGCGACATGCAGGACGGCGAAATCACCATTGACGAGGCCGAGGCGGACAGGCTGCGGTCCATGATTTCAGCGTTTGAGCAGGAGGCCCAGGTGCTGATTCGCGAGGGCCTGGTGTTTGAGTTCCCGGATTCACGGCGAATCATCCCGGACGAGCGCTGCGTCAGCCTGGACGGCTTCATTGGCTGCGAGTGGGTGGCCGAGGAGTATTACCTGTCGCCCGAGGAGGTCCAGGAAATCTACAAGGTCGATGTCAGCAGCAGCGCCAAGGGATACACGAAGTCCAGCAGCGGCTCGTACACGGAGAACCGCAACGACGAGGGCGAGCTGGAGGGCTCCGTCCGGGTCATAGAGGTCTACCACAAGAAAGACGGGCTCGTTTACCCGATCTGCGACGGTTGGCCGGATTTCCTGATGGAGCCGTACACCCCGAATGTCTACCTGGAGCGCTTCTGGCCCTATTTCACGTTGATGTTCACCGACCTGGAGCCGGCCGAGACGAAGGACATCTTCCCGATGTCCGATGTCAGCCTGATGCGCCACCAGCAGCAGGAATACAACCGCTCCCGCGAGGGCCTGCGCGAGCATCGCGTCCACAACCGGCCAGGATTTGCAGCGCCGGCTGGCGTGCTGGAATCGGACGATCGGAGCAAGTTGAGCAACCGTACGGCACACGATGTCGTGGAATTGCAGGGCCTCCAGCCTGGCCAGCGAATTGAAGACGTTTTGCAATCACTCCGCGGCAATCCCATAGACCCCAATCTATATGAGGTCAGCCCGGTGTTTCAGGACGTTCTGCGCGTTGTCGGCACCCAGGAGGCCAACCTGGGCGGCACTAGCGGCAGCACGGCGACGGAATCGGCCATTGCGGAGGGCAGCCGCGCCACATCGACGGAAAGCGCGATCGATGACCTGAACGACTTCCTGGGCGAGCTGGCCCGCTGCATGGGCCAGGTGCTGTTCCAGGAGCTGTCCGAGCAGACCGTCAAGCGGATCGTTGGCCAGGGCGCTGTCTGGCCGCAACTGGAGCGCACCGAGATCGCGGAGGAGCTGGTGCTGGAGATCGAAGCCGGCAGCACGGGCCGCCCGAACCGCGTGCAAGACCTCGACAATCTGACCCGCGTTGCGCCGTACCTGATCCAGATTCCGGGAATCAAGCCAGAATGGCTTGCAAAACAGGTACTTAACCGCCTGGACGACAACCTCGACGTTGCCGATGGCGTGCAGACCGGCCTGCCCAGCATCACGGCCCTGAACCAATCGCCCAGGCCAGGCACGGGCAACCCGGCCACGGAGCCGACACAGCAGGGCGGACAGGGCATGAACAACGCCCCCAGGCAGGAAGATCAGTCCAGCGGACAGCGCGGCAGGCCGCCGATGTCGCCGGTCAGGACAACGGATCAAGCGAACAACGCAATCCGCAGTCTGCCAGGTTAAAAAGATCGGCTTGTTTCTTGAAAATCGCCTAAAATCTTGAAAATTCTTTGAATGGTGCCGGTAAATGGCCGACCAGGAAGATTTTGACGGCGTCGATCACGACGCCCCTGACGTACCGGATTCGTCACCGGACACATCTACCCCTGACGTAGCCGAGCAATCGGCAGAGGGTTCGTCACCCGATACTGACGTAGCGGACTCGTCATCCGATGGCGGCGATGAATCGCACGAAACCCTGCTCAGCTTTGTCGAGAGCGTGCTGGACAGGGCGGAAAGCGATGATTCGTCGGGCGAAGAAGGAGAGGAATCGGGCGATCGGGACGATACGGGCGATGAGCCCGTGGCGGCCGATGGCAGCGACGACTACGACGACCTGGCTGGAGACAACTCAAAGGAAGCCAATTTCGAACGTCTGCGCCGTGAGCGCGCCAAGCTCAAAAAAGAGCTGGAGGCAGCGACTCACGAGGCTGGTTACGCGCGAAAAATCCGAGAGTACATGCAAAGCCAGGGGCTCGACGGCCAGGAGGCGGTCGAGGCGTTGAACTTCGCGGCAATGGTCAAGAGTGCCACCCAGGGCGGGAAAGACCCGCGGGAGGCGCTGGCCGAGATCGACAAACTGCGTCAGCACATGGCAATGCTGGCCGGCGAGGCGATCCCGGATGATCTGCGCCAGAAGGTAGACGATGGCTACGTCGATGAGGAAACCGCCAGGCAACTGGCGCAGTACCGATCCCAACTGGAAATGCAACAGCGTGTCCAGGCAAACCGTGAGGCCGAGTCGCAGCGCTTCTGGCAGAACCAGCAGCTACAGCGTATCGGCAACACCGTGAAGCAGTGGGAAGCCAATGTCGCCCAATCCGATCCTGATTACGCCACAAAACGACGGTTCGTTTTGGACCGTGTGCGGGTGTTGGCCGCCGAGTACGGTGCGCCACAGGACGAGAACCAGGCAATGCAACTGGCACAACAGGCTTACAACGAAGTCAGTCAGTCCATGCCGGCGCGCCAGGCGCGTCCTACCGTACCGAGTCCGTCGAGCCATTCAGGTAACGGTGCAGCGTCGATGCCGGCCCCGAAATCCGTACTGGAGGCCATTACTCGCGCTGCCCGAGGCGAACATACGTGAGGTAGACAATGGCTTTCACAGCAGGCGAACTCGCCAACATCGCAAATGCGGCCTTGGATTTCTATATCCGTGGGCCGGCGAACTCCAATATCAAGCAAGCGAGGCCGTTAACCAACGCTTTCGACCGGGCGAAGAAGACTTTCCCCGGCGGCAAGGCTGAGATCAGCGGTGCAGTCAAAGGCGTCTACACGACGGCGCTTTCCGGCTACACGCATGATGACCAGGTAACGTACAACAACCCGGCCAACATCCTGCGGTGCAGCATCCCGTGGCGTGAACACCACGCGGGTGTCGGCCTGACGATGACCGAGCTGAAGATCGACGGCATCAGCGTCACCGACAGCATGCGCAACAGCGGCACTTCCAAGCACAGCCAGCGCGAGCTGACCGTGCTGGCCGGCCTGCTGGAAGACAAGATGGAGGACATGATGGAGGGCTATTGGCGCTCCCTCGACGCCCTCTATCACGACGACGGCACGACCGACGCCAAGGCCCTGGCCGGCATCGCGTACTGGATCACCGACGCGCCGGCCACCGGCACCGTGGGTGGCATCGACGCCGCAGCCAACGCCTGGTGGCGCAACCGCTCCCTGCTGCTGATCGCCCCGGCGACAACGCCGCTGGCGAGTGTCATGCACACCGAAATGCGCCAACTGCGCCGTTTCGGCGGTCGCCCGAACCTGATCATCGCGGGATCGGACTTCCTGGACGCGCTCCAGGCAGAGCTGCTGGCCAACGGCATCTACACCCAGACCGGTTGGAACCGTCGCGAGAACACCGACATGGGCATGGCGGAAGTCAGCTACAACGGTCTGGTGTTCCAGTACGATCCGGGCCTGGACGACGCCGGCAAGGCGAAATACTGCTACGTGATCGACACGAAGCACCTGTTCCCGTATGTCATGGATCAGGAAGACATGAAGCGGCACAACCCGGCTCGTCCGCACGACCAATACACCTGGTACACGGCGCTGACCACGACCTGTCAGCTCTACTGCAACCAGCGAAACGCGCAGGGCGTGTACTCCATCGCATGACCCTGTGACCTACCTGGGCGCGGTCTTCGGGCCGCGCCCGCTTTTGAACGGGAGAAGTCATGCAAACTGAACGAGCAACCGTCACGATTGCCCTGCTGGGCGATATTCGCAACACAACGCCGCGCGCCAACGTAACACCGGCCGAGGCGATGGTTCTGCGTGAGATTCACGGCCCGCAAGGCGTCATCAGGATTGATGACACCGTAGAAGACGAGGTCGATACGCACGAGCTTCTGGAGTACCTGAAAACGCGGTACGTCAAGAACCTCAAAATCGTGAACGGGCTGTTCCAAGGAATTCGTCCGTCGTTGCCGTCCACCTTCTCGGACGCCGGCTTCGACAACGTGATCAGCGTCAGCATGGGCATACCGGCAAGCCTGCCGGACGAGGAAGACGCCCCCAGGAAGCGCGGCCCAGGCCGGCCCAGCAAGGCCGAGCTTGAGAGGCGCGCAGCCGGAGCGGCCTGATGTCTCGCGGCACCGAGCTGACAGTCCTGGTCGATATGCTGCGCTCAGAAATGGGCCACACGATCGTTCGCAGTGCTGGCGTGCAGAACCTGGAGAACCTGAAGCAAGTCCTGTCCAGGGTTGAGCAGATTCTGTGGGCCCAATTCGATTGGCCGTTTGGCTACATCGTGGAAACGCTCCAGCTTGAGCCCGGTGCCGCGTACTACGATTACACCGAGAACATCGACTTTACGCGGGTCGTTGACATCTGGCACGTAGACCAAAGCACGCGCATCGCGCACAAGTTGGACTACGGCATCGATCCGACGCACTACATGGCGTCGATGGACCGCCAGAACCCGGTGCTGCGCTGGCGACACCAGGGCACCGCCAGGCTGGAAATCTGGCCCCCGCCGATATCCGATACCCAGGTGCTGATGATCTACGGCATCCAGCGCCTGGCCAACATGGTCAACGACACCGACCTGTGCACGCTGGACGACCAACTGATCGTCCTGCACGCGGCAGCGGAGCTGCTGGAGCGCCAGGGCAGCCCGGACGCAGGGGCCAAGGCGGCCACGGCCGCGGCCCATTTCAGGGCGCTGAAATCGAAGGCATCCAGCGCCAAGCAGGAGCCCTGGAAGTTTGGCGCTGGCGATGTCCGCCCACGCCTGCGGCCTGGCATCGACTACGTCTCAAGGCACGGATGACATGGCCCAGCTCACAATCGATGACTTCCGTTACGGCGTCGATGTCCGAAAGTCTGAGATAACCGGGCGCATCAGCAGCCTGCGCGAAGCGCAGAACGTCTTCATCAACCGCGGTGGAGAGCTACAGAAGCGCTATCGCTTCTACGCGATGGCAAACATCCCGGCCGCCTCCCTTGGCAATGTCTTTGGATCGGCGACTGACGGCGATCGCTACTACATCGTCGGCCACGGCGCGGCCCCGACTCTCCAGAACGTCGAGACAGACCCCGCCTGGCCGGCCATTGAGTGGTATCAGATCGATGCCGGTGCCAACAATGTCGCCAAGCGGATCGTTGACTACACCCTGTACGACGGCAAGTTGTACCTGGTGGTCGAGCTGAACGACGGCACGCGCAAGCACTACTACGACAAGACCCTGGTGACATGGAATTTCCCAGGCGATGCTGCCGCCAACCAGGCGCTCCAGAACACTTGTGCATCCGTGCTGACGCGCGACCAGAAAATTTACGCGCTGTGCAACCGGACGCTGTACTACAGCCAGTTGAATGTCCCGACAGTCTGGGACACCACGACCGGCGCGGCGGAATCCGGCGGCCTGATTGAGCTTGGCCGGTTCATCCCGGTAGGCCAGCGTGGTACCAACCTGTCTGTGTTCCGCGAGTACCTGGCGATCTTCTTCAGGCACTACGTCATCATGTACCAGACGGACCCTGACCCGGCCAAGAACTTCTACGTCAACCTGATGCCGAACATCGGTGCCGTGGCCGACCAATCCGTGGCCTCCTACGGCACGGAAAACCTGATCTTCCTGGCCCCAATGGGCGTGCGCAGCCTGCAACAGACCTACGGCACATCCATCGCGTCAACGTCCGACATCGGCACGCCGATAGACGACGTTTTGAGCGACCTGGAGAGCTTCGACCAGGACGCGCTGGCGATCATTGAGCCCCTGACCGGCCAGTATTGGCTGAAATGGGCCGGCGGCATCATCTTCGTTTTCTCCAAGTATTCCGAATCCGAAGTCCAGGGCTGGTCTACCTTTTTGACGGGGTTCGAAATCCAGGACATGCGCGTGTGGAACTCCAGCCGCGTGATCCTGCTGTCAAACGACGGCACCATCCTGATCTACGGCGGCGGTGTTGAGGTTGGGCACGAGGAATTCGACGGTTCCTTCTGCGCCATCCGCACGCCTTACATGGACCTTGGAGCGCCTGGCGTGAAGAAGACGATGACCCAATTCGACATGGGCATGCTAGGCACCTGGCAAGTCCGCCTGGGCGACAACCCCCTGGATGTCAACTCGCGCCAGATCATCGGCACTTTCGCCGAACACACGTATTCCGACGAGATCGCTGGAATGAACTCGTTCAGCTCCCATTTCGACTTCGATATGTACTCGGAGGAGAACGGGCCAAGTCTGATCAACAACGTCACGCTGCACTACAACATCGCGGAGACTCAGTAAGATGTTTGACGCACTCATTAAGGCGATCCAGGATAACCCGAACTACGCGCCTAAACCCGTCACCAACCCTGGCTACAAAAAGCCGGCGGTCAAGAGCAGTACGAGCAAGCCGAAGCCGTCTGTTGGCGTGACAAGCACGACCAAGAAGCCGAAGCCGAAGAAGAAGAAATCTACGTCTTCGACCAAGTCTTCGACCAGCAAATCGAACACGTACACGGCGGGTGCCGGCGACATCGTGGCAGGCCCGGTAGCCCCCGGCCAGACGTACACGATGAACTCTGGCGGCCCACTCGACAACCCGCTGTACGCGCCGAAAGACATCAACGACCCGGCGCTACAGGAGCAGCGCAGGCGGGCGCTCGCGGCCAAACAATTCTACGACCAGAACGGCTACTGGCCAGGCCAGGAGCCACCGAAGCCCAAAACGGGCACGATTGGCATCGGCCCGAACCCGAACCCGACGCCGCCGGCAGGCAGCATCGTAATTGGCCCCACAGGTACGCCCAAGAAAGTCACGGCGACCACGCCGACCGCCGAGGCTTACCAGGCAGGCAAGGACTCGCAGGCCCAGACCTGGCAGAACGTGCAGAACTATTCGAACACGGCCGGCATGGCGAACGACCCGAACGCCAGCAGCAACCCGGCCTATCAGGAGTCGCTGAAGAACAGCGGCAAGCCGTTGGAGGTCTACACCAACCTGGCTGGTATGGGCTGGGGCTGGGTGCCTGTCACGCCTGGCATGGACACGACGGGCATGCTGACGCGCGAGAGCCAGCGCAAGCCCAACAACGTGGCAGCGCCAGGTGGCATCGCTGGCATCCAGAACATCGCCCGCGGCCAGACCACGGTTGGTGGCGGTGGCACAACCGGCGGTGGCGGTACGACAGGCGGTGGCACCACGGGCGGCGGCACCACGGGCGGTGGTACTACTGGCGGCGGTGGCACAACAGGCGGCGGTGGGACCACGGGCGGTGGCACGACCGGCGGTGGCGGTGGAAATCCGTACAACCCCATCCCGGACCCGATCCCGACCGACGTTTTGCCGTCGCCGGACCCGGACATCAACAAGCCT